TCAGTTGGTAGAGCAATGCCCTTTTAAGGCATGGGTCGCAGGTTCGAGTCCTGCCGCGCTCACCATATAACCCTCTGGCGCTGTTGCACTTTCAGCAATTTCTTTCAATTGATTAGGAACGGCGTTTTCTGAACTGTGCCCAGTTTTGTGCCCACTCGCTGCACTGTGCTTAGCTATCGCGCCGTTTTCATGGCGCTCCACAGCATCAATCACGGTATCGCCGGATGGATGAACGTACTTGCTTGAAATGGTGATTGAACTGTGCCCAGCGATTCGCATCAGAGTCCAAACATCGCACCCGGATGCGCCAAGGCGAGTGAGAAACGTGTGGCGCAGACTGTAGAGTACGAACGGCTGAACCTTTGAAAGCTTCAGCGCCGCACGATGCGGGCGTCTGAACGTTGAATGATTCACGTACCCCGTTTTCGTATTGGCAGGCCAGACCCAGCCAGTTGCCGGGGAACCTTGAGCCTTCCATCTGCTCTCCAGAACCTTGCGAACGCGCAACGTCATCGGGATCTGCCTCCGTGCCGCCTTCGATTTGCCTTTGATGACGAGGATGCTGCCATGCCGCCCGTTATCCCATGAAACAAACTCCCAACGCATACGATGGAGTTCATCAGGTCGGACGCCTGTATCAAACAGCACGGTGGCAACGTCCGCGAGTAGAGGCGATGCTGCCGCCAGATATAGAACTTCCTCATCGTGCGTTACAACTCGTTCGCGGTTGGTTTCGCCTGGTAGCAATTCGATCTTCGGCGCTGATTCGATAATCCCCCAATCGGCGGCAAGCCTTAGAATCCTACGCAGGACTCGGAGTGAACCGTTGATTGAGCATGGTTGAATATCCTGCGCCAATCGCCATGCGGCGAAACCCGCAGCCCTCTCTCCTCGAATCGAATCTGTGGGCGCATTAGCTAAAGGAGCATACTTGAGGAGAGCGCGAATTCCAGCCCGATACCATATCCAAGAGCTTCGCGGCTTGGCATAAGGTTCAATCCGATTCGAGCAGAACTCGGAGAGTGTCGGCGCTGCCTTCTTATCGCGGATTCCGACTTCGCCTTTGGCCAAACTTGTTCGATGAGCGGCTTCCATCTGGCGAGCAACTTTGTCGTTGCCCTGCTTCGTTGACTCCCGAATCAGCTCGCCCTTCCATTGGAACTTATACCAATACACACCGCCACGTTTGTAAGTGCTCACTTCTGTTTCCTCCCCTTTTGAACTTTCTTGCGTTTCTCTTCACGCTTTCGTTTTCCATCCCTGTTCCAGTATCCCAACGCATATTGGGATTGCGCGTAGGTATTGCAGGCATCCGACCCGCAAAACTTCTGGCTGGCCCGATGTTTGAGGAAGAACGGTTGGGTGCAATTCGGATTAGCGCAGATGGCAGCCCTACCCGCAGAGTAATCGCGCAAAAAAAGTGTGAAGATGGCACCCAAAAGGTTTGATTCGAGCTCAATTCGTCCGTGGGCGAACTTGAACTCACCGACCATATATTGTGTGGTTAGAACTTGAATTTCCTTCAGCGCGGCAGCATCGCCGCGCCACGCACGCCGTAGGGTATCCCGCCAACCAAGCCTGTTGGCATCTACCATCGGAAGTGTCGAGAGCGCTCCCCAGTGCCGAACGAACTGCTGGACTGAAACGTCATCATCTTGCAGGTTCACTAATGCTTCATGTGGCTGTTCATTGCCTGGATTCTTACCTGCCTGTAGATAGACCGTGATCTTGTTGCTAGAGGTTATCTCGGCATCGTTGTGCTTGACCATGCTTTAGGTTCCTTTTGCCCTTTGACCTCAAGCACGATTGTAGCATAATAACGCTTGAGGTCAACCAATAATATGAACCTAAAGCAAACAACCAAGCAAGTACAGCAAGATACCGAACTACTCACCGTGCCCGAAACGGCGGCGCTGTTCAAAGTTCAGGTCTCCACGATTAGGGCATGGGTTTTGCACAAACGGATTCCCTACGTCAAAGTCTTCGGCAAGCTTGTGCGGTTTCGCCGGGCCGACATCGAGAGCCTGCTGGCAGCCCGCGTCGTGCCCGCAAAAGCGAACTAACCACAAGCGTGACCTTAGTAATTCGCCGGGAACATCCGGCGCATTCACAATCAAGGGGAGGAAAGCATGGAAGCTTTAAGCAGTGTTTACGATGCACAGCAACAGCTCGCAAGACAACTTGAAAGACTGAGCACTGGCGGCGACGGAGATTCGTTAGCGGGTCTCATTCAGGTCGCGCGTCAAGTAGTTCATCAACTCGATACAGCTCTTGAAACAGCAGGTTTCAGGCGTGCCGATTATTGGTCGCCAGAGGAACCGGACTGGGTTTCCCCATCACAGCGCCCTAAGCAATTTCCCAATCTAGCGCCGGGAGTGAAGCTCACAACTCCTTAATCGGGCTATGAAACATGCGTTCGTAACAGGAGCAGCCGGTTGCGGTAAGACCTATCAGGTACGCGAGAGGCTTCGCGCGAACCCGAAATGGGGATTGCTTACCGCGACCACTGGAATTGCTGCTCGTAATCTCGGGGATGGTGTTCCCACTGTTCATTCAGCACTGGGATTTTTTGACTTGCCCAGCTTACGAAAGCTGAGTGAGAGCAGATGCCTGCTGGACAATATGCAGAGCATTGCAGACCGTTATGAGCGCCTTGTGATTGATGAGTGTTCGATGCTTTTGCGTGAATCCCTAGACATCATTTTTGAAGCCGCTGAACAGGCGCAACTATCACTGGTGCTAGTAGGAGACTTTCTACAGCTACCGCCGGTCATTCAAGGTGATATGCCAAAACCGTGGTGGGCATTTCAGGCGAATTGTTGGCCAACATTCGCGCAAAATACGATTTGGCTGACAAAGAATCATCGCCAAGATAATTCGGCGTTCCTTGCTGGCCTCAACTTTTTGCGCGAAGGAAAAGGCGGTCCCGCGAAGCAAGTATTCAAGGCTTGCGGAGTTCATTTCACATCTCAGATTGACTACAAATTTCCTGGCACAACCATCGTGGCAACTAATAAGGTGCGTGAAGAATTCAACAAACGCCTTTACAACGCAATATATGAGCCTGAACTAACATTCAGAACGATGCGCTGGGGTAAGCAACGTAAAGAGTGGTATGACATCCCCGACTCAGTTTCGTTGAAAACTGGAACCCGCGTGATGATTACTAAGAATGCCTACGGCGATCAGGGACTCTATTACGCGAATGGCGATTGCGGACAAGTGGTTGATTTAGGCGAGCGCAGCGTAACTGTGTACCGGGAACGCGATGGAGTAATGCTTGATGTGGTGCGCGCCGACGTGGATGACTCGGAAATTATAGGTTATGAGACGCGCCAGAAAGATGGAAAACGCGCTGCCATCCGTACCCAGGCAACGGGAGGAGTTACATATCTGCCGCTGACTCCGGCATGGGCTATCACAGTACACAAGTCACAGGGTTTGACCCTTGATTCAGTCCAGGTGAACTTACCAGAAGGTTTTTATGGATCGCCCGCGATGGTTTACACAGCTTGCAGCCGTTGCCGGACTCCTGAACAACTCGTGCTTGTTGGTGGCGATAATTGGTTGATTCCCCGCAGCAGGATTGATGGCAATGTCATGCAGTGGATGCAGGAAGCCACTCGGAGGCGCGCTTGAGCGACTATCGAAACATACCAGCAGAATTGCTTACCTTGCGACAATGGGTGCTCTCGTCTCCTAGCAAGATACCGATGCAGCTTAATTTGACGCCCGCGAGTAGCACTAATCCTGCAACTTGGTCCTCTTTTGAAGAGTGCGTCAAAGCAAACCGCAGGCTTGGCGAGATGGGTTGGGGAATAGGATTCGTATTCACAGCTAATGACCCTTATGCCGTGCTTGATCTAGACCACGTGCGTGATCAGCAAACTGGTGAAACCGAACCGTGGGCGCTGGCAATCCTTGACGAAGTGTTCAGCTACTCCGAACTTTCGAAGTCGTGTACAGGCTGGCACATCATTGTTCGCGGCTGCTTGCCTGGATTCGGCAACAAGGCAGGCCGGGTTGAGATATATGATCGCGCGAAAGTAATGCGCCTAACAGGAAACACTCAGCCTTTCATTGGAGACGAGGAGATCCGAACCGTTGACCTTTCAAGCTTACAGGCGCGAATAGGAACGCTTGATCCAGATTGGCATCCGCAACAGCGCCCCGTTATATCTGGCCCGACCCGCAAGCAAGCAACCGGCAACAGCGAATCCGAAGAAGATTACCGGCTGATTGGACAAATACGCCGTCGCCTGCGAACGCAGGATGCAGCCAAGATCGAGTCAGAGTTTCAACGAAAATATCCAGGCAGATACAACTCGCAGAACCAAAAGCATGGAGCGCACTGCGGTCGGAATTACATCCGCTATTCAATCGAACGGCAACTTTCAGGGAGGTAGGGGAATGGAAGTAGAGAACATGGAACGGCCAATAATTCTGGCCAGCGATTTCGATATTGAGCGCGATGTGCTTGATACCGACACAGGCAACGCGCAGCGTTTGAAAGATGAGTATGGAAACGAGTGCCGCTATTGCCTGCAAGAAAAAGTGTGGTACGTCTGGAGTCCCAAGGATGGCGTGTGGAAAAAAGACCCGCAGGACTTGCTGATGCAGATACGTGCCAAGATTACGTTCCAAAAATTGCGTAACGAGCAAAATGCGCGCGTGCGCGAGCAGGAGGCAAACATTGAAACGTTCCGACACAAGCTGACGAAAAAGCTTGAGTGCCGCGCCGATGAATCGCTGACTGAGGATGAACAAAAGAACCTGCGGTTCTATCAGAGTGCCCTGTCGCTCCTGGATTGGTACACAACATCTGAGAACGCCGACCGTCTTAAGAAAGCAATTGAGATGCTGCGCTCTGAGCCTGGAATGGCCGTGAACACTTGGCAGTGGGATGCTGACCCCTATCTGTTCAATTGCAAGAGCGGCACTTTTGACTTGCGCGAATCCACGATTGTGCGGGAGCACAGGCGCGAAGATTTTTGCACCATGATTGCGCCGGTTGAATACCAACTGTTTGCTGATGAGTCAGAACGCCCACTGTTTGAGGCATTCATCAGACGCATCATGCCGGACGAGGAAAAGCGGAAATATCTGCAACGATTCTTTGGACTCTGCTTGAGTGGGCTGGCCGATGAACGCGCAATCCTGTTGTTCCTTGGTAGCGGCATGAATGGCAAAGGCACTTTGATCCGTCTCCTTTGTTCCGTGCTGGGCGAAGAAGGCGGATATGCAGCGATGGCTGCGATGAATAGCTTTTTGCAGGCCAAGAGTCTGTCAGCCGATGAGACGCGCAACGATCTTGTGGCGCTGATTGGCAAGCGGTTCGTTGCGGCCAGCGAGAGCTCCAAAAAATCACCGCCGTTAAACTCAGCACTGCTGAAATCCTTTGCTGGCGGAGATGGTTCGCTACGCATCCGTGGCAATTGGGAATCCCTGCGCAACTTCCTGCCGAAAGGCAAGCTGATTCTGGCCACGAACAACGAACCGAAAATTGACGATGACTCGGATGGCATGTGGAGCCGCATAAAAAAGATTTGGTTCGACGTGCAGATACCCGAGGCAGAGCAGGACAAAGACTTGGTTGCCAAGATCATGGCCAGTGAAAGCTGCGCCGTGCTCGCGTGGTTCCTGGAAGGCTGGGCCGCATATTGGGAAGATCGCCAAGCCGGTAGGCCCGGACTGCCGACTCCCACAAGCATCATGGAGGACACGGAAACCTACCGCGATGGGCAAAGCCAAGTTGCCGCGTTCATCGAGGCGTGCTACCGAATCGTGCCGTTAAGCCACGGACGAGCCGAAAGCCTGTCGAACGGAATCAAGTCCACAGACCTCTATACCACGTACAAGAATTGGGTTGAACGGGTAGGCGAACGCGATAGGAAAAGCCACAAAGTTGTATCACTGGAACTTGAAAAGTGGGGTCAGCGCCACGGGGTAACCGTTGCTCGCCGAAGCGATGGTATGTACTGGTTTGGCTTGCAACCCCTTGATGCCGACCCGCCGAACGATGACGATAAGCTGGTTTTCGATGCTGAATCAGTGTAGGAATGTAGGATAAACCCTGTTTTCTATATTCTCTCCATGACGTTGCACACAAAGGGTATGTGTGTAGATTAAGGGAACAAAGTAACAAAACGCCTACAATCCTACATAGCTACACGCAACACAATCTGTTCATTTTCCGAACTAAAAAAACCAGGGGATGGTAAAAATCTTAAAGACCTCCTCCGCCGCCCGGCGCGCGCTGCTTTTTTACACACGTTTCCAGCAGCCAACCAAACTTAGACGATGCCCGAGAGCCGCCAGCATTGCCCGCTGACGGCGGACTTCAAATCGCTTCGCCTCGACCATCCTTTCGGCCTCGACTAACGCGTTAGCTGGCAGACCCGTAACACAACTCCAGTGAGATTGCGAATCCTCCCCGATTGGCAGACGCGGCTTTGCGGCTTCGCCGGGAAGCTTTCCGTGAAGCCGCGCTCTTTTAAATGCCCCAGCGTGCTCAGCGCCCTTGCAATCAGCCCGGATGTCCAAAGCTGGCAACCGCGAATGGGCGATGCGAACAGCATCAGGCCGTAACAGCCAATTGGGACAGGGAACGAAAGCGTGACGCGATTGCGCTGCTCTATGGCACTGCCAGATGGCAGGCAACGCGGGCAATCGTGCTTATACGCGATCTGCTTTGTAAGAACTGCGGGATTCGTCGTTCGACTGATTGCGATCACGTGGAACGTGCTCGGTTGATTGTCCAGAAGTACGGAGTGGATGGCTTCTTCGACCCGGCGCGATGCCAAGGGCTATGCCATAAGTGCCACTCGATTAAGACGAGTACCGAAGTGCGATAGGGGAGGTTCGATGAATGCCAGCCAACAAGCTTACTCAAGCTGAAAAGGAAGCTCGTGGAACTCATAAGCGTTCCCGCGATCTTCAACCGCGCCCGCTGAAACAGGTTCGCCGGGAGATCCGGGAAACCAGACAAGCTTTAAAAGATATTCAGTGGAACTTGGCGGAAGCCGGTAAAGCCATCCGCGAGGAAGGCGTCGTTATCGAGTATCCGGTAACAGATTCCAGCGGCGCTGCTCACGTTCAAAAGAAGCCACATCCGGCTCTCAAGATTCAGCGCGAATCACTGACAGCAATCAAAGACCTGAAGCGTTCCTTGGTTCTGTTGCGTGAAGAAGAATCCCTGGCCCTGGCGACAAAAACCGCAACCGATGAGTTTTCGGAGTTCGCTTGATTCTTCCCAAGCTGATTCTTCTCGCCGCCGTTGCTGTTGCTGCCGCTAAAGTCCCTACTCCTCTCAGGATTCCTCCCGCTGCTGAACAATATCGTGCCCGTCTTACTCGTGAGGCCCATGCACGGGGCGGATTGACTGCGCCGGTTTCAATGTTCGCGGCGCAGTTGAATCAGGAGAGCCAGTTCAATCCAAATGCCCGTAGTCATGTCGGAGCGACGGGACTCGGACAGTTCATGCCCTCAACTGCTGTCTGGCTCACGCAGGTTGCTCCGAAAGACTTCCCAACGGCAAACAGCCTTGATGCTGATTGGAGTATCAGGGCACTTGTCTATTACGACTACTGGCTTCATGCACGTTTGCCAAAGTTCCAGGAAGGCGAGCAACGATGGGCCGGTTCGCTTGCAAGCTACAACGGAGGACTTGGTTGGACGCTGCGCGATCAGAAACTCGCGTCGGCTTGTGATTCATCGCTATGGTTCGGATGCGTTGAGAATGTCGTGGATGGTCGTAATGCCGCGAACCTTCGAGAGAATCGCGGGTATCCACAGCGAATTATGCACGTGCTTCGCCCGCTTTATGACAAGGCAGGCTGGCGATGACACGCGATTACATCTCCATCCCGCAGCAATACGTCGATGATGTACTATCCGGCGCGATTCCTGCGTGTAAGTGGGTAAAGCTTGCCTGTCAACGACAGGCGGATGATCTAGCGCGGCAAGCCGACCCTACATGGTTATTCAGATTCGATCCGGACAAAGCAGCCCGCGTTTGTTCATTCATCGAAAAACTTCCTCATATTAAAGGCCCGCTCACAGGGCAGCGAATTGTTCTCTCGCCGTGGCAGATATTCATCCTGACCACCGTATTTGGTTGGGTGTCGAAGATCACGGGATTCCGCAGGTTCCGACGCGTTTACTCAGAAATTCCTCGCGGCAACGGCAAGTCCACATTCAGCAGTGGCGTTGCCCTTTACATGACGGCCGCTGACAAAGAAGGCGGCGCTGAAGTTTATTCAGCAGCGGTAACCAAAGAGCAGGCTGGGATCGTATTCAACGACGCGAAAAAGATGCTGCGCCATGAAACCGCTGCGGCGCTGCGTGAACGCCTTGGCTTAACCGCCCTTGAACACAGCATCCATCATCCGAAATCAAATTCATTATTCAAGGCGCTGGCATCGGAGAACGGCGCGCTGGACGGACTCGCAACCCACTTATCTGTACTTGATGAACTGCACGCTCACAAGACCCGCGATGTTTATGACGTGATGGAAACGTCGCTAGGCAAGCGTCCGCAATCCCTTCTGTGGTCAATCACAACAGCAGGCAGCAATCGCGCCGGTATCTGCTTTGAAGTCCGCGACCGCATCACCAAGATTCTTGAAGGCGTATTTGATGAACCAACGGTCTTCGGAATTATCTACACGATTGATGACGAGGATGACTGGGCAACGATTGAGGCGCAACAGAAAGCCAATCCAAACTTCGGCATATCTGTTTTTGCTGATGACCTTGCTCAGAAACTCCGCAAAGCACAGCAGCAACCTAGCGCGCAGGCCGCGTACAAGCAAAAGCATCTCTGCGTCTGGACGGCTGTTGATTCAGCCTGGCTCGACATCGCCAAAGTTCTTCGATGTGCCGAACCTACTCTCCTTGAGTCCACATTCACCGGGCAGCCGTGCGTAATCGGCATTGATCTCGCAAGCAAGCTGGATTTGCTGGCCCACATGCGCGTTTATCCAAAGCTGGTAAACGGACGAATGCATTACTACGTCTTCGGCACTTACTGGACACCGGAGGCGCGAATCCAGAACAGCGCCAACTCGCAGTACCGTGGTTGGGCCATCAGCGGCAAGCTTCAAACTTGCGAAGGTGAGGTCAACGACTACTCGGTCGTTTCAGATGCCTGCCGTAACACGGCCCGCACAGCAAGAGTGCTCGAAGTCGCTCTAGACCCTTACCAAGCGGTTCTGATTTCCACGGAACTGATTCGTGAAGGCATCAAGGTCGTGGAAGTTCAACAGATGCCCAAGTATCTGTCGCCCGCGATGAAGGAACTTGAAGGCGCTATTTACTCAGGCTGCTTTCACTACGATGGCGACCCGATTCTCACTTGGGCGTTCTCCAATGTTGTTTGTCACGAGGACAAGAACGGGAACTACTTCCCAAACAAGGAACGCGCCGAAAACAAAATTGACCCGGCGACTGCTCTGCTCACGGCAATCAATCGCGTGATTGCTTTGCAGGCAACCGGCGAATTAGGCCGGGACCCGAATGCCGTTGAGTACCTGACAGTGATCTAGCCCGTAACAGCGGGCCGTGAGGACAGAATTATGCTCAATCGTTTGAAAGCCGCTTTGCGGGCATTCATTGCCTCGGCGGATACAACTACTCTAGTCGGCCCAGCTCCTTGGTTTCAGGAATCATTGTTGGCCCTTCCGACTGCCAGCGGTCGCCTGGTTTCTCCTGAAACAGCGATGCGGGCCAGCGCGGTATTGGCGTGTATCCGAATTCTCTCCGAAGACGTATCAACGCTTCCGCTTCGGCTGTTCGTTCGCACAAAAACCGGCGCGCAGTACGCTTTCAGCCATCCCGTTTTTGATCTGCTCTACAGTTCGCCGAACGACGAGATGACTGCGGTTGAATTGCGCGAGCACATGGTTATTGATTCACTCTTGTACGGCGGTTTCTATAACCTGCTGGAAATTGACGGCAGTGGCGACATCAGGGCAATCACTCCCCTCGCTGCATCGAACGTCATCCCGCGCCGGAACCTGGATACAAAGAAACTTGAATTCCTTTACAACCCGCCCAACACTCCCAACGGCCCAGCGATGCCGCCAACCGTTTATCAGGCTGAACAAGTCTGGCGTGGCCAAATGCTTTCGCGCTATGGCATCACAGGGCAAAGTGTTTGCTTGCTGGCACGTGAGGCAATCGGACTTGCATTAGCGGCTGAGGAACAAGGTGCGCGCCTATTCTCGAACGGCACACAGGTCACAGGCTTTCTTTCAACTCCTCCAGGCGTGGAACTGACAGCGGATCAGCGAACCGCTATCGCAACGGGCTGGAAAGATGCGTACGGCGGTTCCGCCAACTCTTTCAAGACCGCGATTCTCCAGAATGGACTGACCTACCAAAAGCTCTCGTTAACAGCGCAGGAATCGCAGTTCATCGAGGCCCGCAAGTTTCAGCTTCAAGAAATTGCACGACTGTTCCGCGTTCCGGCTGTGATGCTGGGCGCGAATGACAAAGAACAAACATACGCCAGCGCCGAAGCTTTCTTTAGCAGCTACGTCCGCAACACTCTGCTGCCCTGGACAACGCGAATTGAGCAGTCCATCACGCGCGATCTACTGCGACCCGATGAAAGGAGTCGTTTCTATGCGCGACACAACTTTAATTCACTGATGCGGGCCGATACCTTGCAGCGTTACCAGGCATACGGGCAAGCAATCCGCGATGGATGGTTATCAAGGAATGAGGTTCGTGATCTTGAGGAGTTGGCAGATCAACCGGGGCTTGATGAATTTTTAGTGCCGCTGAACACAGGCACCCAGGCCGCTGATGGAACCATTACTGCGCCCAGTCAGAAAGTGCAGGCCGTGCTAACGGCTGCTGCTGGCCGGATTGTGCGCCGTGAAGCCAAGAGCAAGAAATTTGAGCCTGAATTTGTGGCTGAGACTTTGGCACTGCCAATAGAAACGGCACAGGCTTACTGCACTAAACGAGAGGCAGGCGCAATCACCGAAGGTGACGCTATTACCTCGCTGGTCAAACTAGCCCTGGAGGCTGCATGAAGAATCCGTTGCATCAATTCATATCCGCGAGGCAAGCCGACACTCTCACACTCTATTGCTACGACAGCGTTGGCGAAACCATGTTTGGTTCGGGAATCACGGCCAGCGCCGTCGCAGCAAAGCTTGATGACAAAACCTTCAAGGCGATTCATCTCCATATCAACTCGCCGGGCGGAGATCCGTTTGAGGCGACCGCCATTCTGAATTTGCTGAAAGGCACCGGCAAACCAATCAACGTGACTGTGGATGGGCTGGCTGCCAGTGCTGCGTCAATTCTAGCGATGGCTGGCGACACGATTGAGATGGGCGAGGGAAGCATGTTTATGATTCACGCCGCTTCTTCAATCGCGCTGGGGAATGCTGGGGAATTGCGCAAGCTGGCGGACACCCTGGACAAAGTTTCTAACACGATGGCAGAGACCTATGCAGCCCGAACCGGTCTGCCCGTTGCAGAGATAACGGCGCTGATGAATGCCGAAACATGGATGGACGCAAAGGAAGCGGTGGCAAAGGGCTTCGCTGATTCCATCGTACCTGCCGACCCGCGCGCCGCCGCTGTATCCGCAAGTTTTGACCTTTCAGGGTTCCGTAACACGCCAGCGACATTGAAAGATGCTCGCGCGGAGTACACGGACGCGGAGTTGCTCCGTATGAGATTGCAACTCGGCTAACAAAAGCTTCAAGGCGCTTGCGTGATCCGACGATCACAAGAGCACAACTGCTTCGCCTTGGCCCGATGGCTTCAGCGGCAGAAATCAATTAGGAGAATCAAGTATGACTGCACGTGAACTGTTGAAAGCCAAGACCGATGCAAAAGCAAAAGCCGAAAGCATTTTGAATGCTGTTGCTTCGGCTTCCCGCAAGATGACCGACGTTGAGCAGAAGGACTTCGATGCGTGCGCCGCTGAGGTTGCCCGCTGCGAAGACCTGCTTGCGAAACAGGCTGTTGTTGCCAGTTGGGGAAACCAGACGGTAAAAACTCCGGTTGTAAACACTCAGGGGTCTGAGCCAACCGGCATCACTGCCACAGCCGAGTATAAGGACGCATTTTATGCGTTTGCGCGGCGCGGCAATGGAGCGCGACCTGAAATCTTAGCCGCTTTGGGCGAAGGTTCCGGGCCTGCCGGATCGTACCTTGTGCCTGTCTCGCTGGACAATGCGATTCAGCAGAAGGCCGCATTGCAAGCTGCGATGCGCCGGGTATCCCGAGTGATTCAGACGACCAGCGACAGAAACTTTGCGCTGGAAGCTGATCTTTCGGTGGCGGCTTGGACGACCGAAGCGGATCAGATTCCCGAAACCACCCCAACCTTTGACCGCGTGACCTTGAGGGCTTACAAGATCGCCGCTGTTGCCAAGGTTGATTCTGAGTTGCTTTATGACTCGGCTTTCAACCTGGAAGGCGAACTTGCAAGTCAATTTGGCCGTGCGTTTGGAGTAGTGGAGGAAGCCGCATTCATCCACGGCGATGGCAATGGTAAACCGACCGGAGTCACGACTGTGGCCCCGATTGGAGTGACCGCCGCCAGCCCTTCGGCAATCACAGCCGATGAAGTGATCGAACTTTATCACTCGCTCAATCCGGCGTATCGCGCCGCTGCGAGTTGGGTGCTGAACGATTCCACCGCATTGCAACTGCGTAAGCTGAAGTTCCAGATTGGCAGCGATTCCATTGGATACATCTGGCAGCAAGGCTTGCAAGCTGGCACGCCTGATCGTCTCTTGGGTCAGCCCGTGTACTACAGCGCGCAGATGCCAATTGTGGCCGCATCGAACGTTTCCATTGTTTTCGGCGACTTCGCTTCAGCCTATGTGATTGCTGACCGTGTGCCGCGCACGTTCCAGCGATTGGTGGAACTGTACGCTGGCAACGACCAGATTGGCTTCCGCGCAACTCAGCGCGTGGATGGCAACGTGGTTAAGTCCGAGGCTGTAACTGCACTACGGCATGCCAGCTAAACCAATAACCGCTAACCGAGGGGCATACTCGGCGAACCTGCCAGATGCCCCTCGCAAGTTTTAAAGAAGGAATAGATCATGGCTTATCCGACATCAGATGACATGAAAGTTTGGTTGCGCTTGCCGCCCGATGCGGATACGGAGCTTGATTCGCGCCTGGACGAATTGATTGCGGCAGCCATCGCCCATGTTGAAACCGCTGCAGGCCAGACCTTCTCTACTTCCACTCCTGAACGCATATCCCTCGCTATCAAATTTCTTGTCGGGTACTGGTTTGAAAATCCAATTCCTGCTGACAAGGACACTGACGCTGCTTTCAACGCTGTGAGCCTTTTGATTGCAGGAAACCGCATCTGGAGTTTCCCGAGTGTTTAACAAGCTCACGCGCCGAATAGATATCTTGACCCCGAACTCCGAGCAGGATTCTGCTGGCGGATTATTGCCGCCTGTTGAACTGCTGACGGGAGTATGGGCAGGCGTTGAGGACTTGACAGGTAAGGAAGCGTGGACAGCCCAACAGTTCGCATCCGATGTGAACGTCAAATTCACCGTGCGCAACAATCCCCTGATTGCCGCCAATCAAATCATTCGCTTCGAAAGCCGACTCTACACAATCAGCTACGTTCGTGACCCAGCATCGGCTCTTACCTCTGTCGCGTATAACGGCAGCGTTGCGGGCCATCCACGACTGCTGCGCGGCATGTATCTCGAACTTTTCTGCGCTTTGTTCAACGGCGGCAACTAGCGGCTTTGCCGGATTTCCACTCAATCCAAGATGAAAAAAAGGAATGCCAAAAACCGTGCTTTTCGATCCAAAGCGTGCCATTGAAATGTACCTCGCTGGAAAGCGTGTTCAGGACATTGCCACCAAATTCGGATACAGCCACAATCGTGTACGCTATGCCCTTGAGAAGGCGGGCGTGTTCCGTTTAAGGCGCGTCCATGTTCATAATCTCATTGGGCAAAGATTCACACGTCTGCTGGTCATCGCACGGGCCGCAAACAACAAACATGGCTTTTCGATGTGGAAATGCGTCTGCGATTGCGGCAATGAACACATAGTCGGCGCGGGCGAATTGATTCGCGGCGAAACAAAAAGCTGTGGCTGTCTGAAGCGAGAACGCATAGCAAAGCTCAAAGCCAAACATGGCCACGGGAAAAGCGGCAATCAGTCTCCGACCTACAGGTCATGGTGTGCGATGCACAGCCGTTGCACCAATCCAAGGCAAATCAACTGGCCAGATTACGGCGGGCGCGGAATCACGATATGCGAACGATGGCGCGGCGAACACGGGTTTGAAAACTTCCTCGCCGATCTTGGCGAACGCCCGGAAGGACAGACACTCGAACGCATCAATGTGGACGGAAACTATCAACCATCCAACTGCCGATGGGCGACATACACCGAGCAGCGTGCCAATCAACGAAAGCCGCAAGCTCAGTCGTAACAGTTCGCCGGTACTTTAGTTGTTCCTGCTGTAAAGCAAGAGAAGTCAAACGAAGTACCTGAGGTATTCATGGCTGCTGCTACTGCCGTTGCTCGGCAGATTGTTCCTCCGCAAGGGACGCTGCCCCGGTGCAATCACTCCGTCTATCGCCCTATGTGGGTTAAGGGCAAAAATGAAAATCCTTATTGCTCGTGCTGTGACAGATTTGGCGTAGTCCCAGGCGAGCGTCTAGTGGAACTACCTTCGAAGCCCGGCGCTGCTTTGAATGCCGGGCATCGTGAACACGGGTCTTGTCCCAGGTGCTATTCAAATGCGCACTACGCGCACGGCAACATCTGGATTTGTGCAGAGTGCCATAAGCAATTCCCTGCTCCTCGCATAGCTATTCAGCGGGCGCAAATTCAGGAGATGAGGAAAGAGGAAGAGCGGATGGAACTTGAGGAGATAAGGAAGTAAGCATGTACCAGCAGCGCGCAAAAGTAGAACAAAAGGTTGGGTACGCCGAATTCGGACGAATGAGCGTCATTCATGCGCCCGGCGTCAGTCGTGTTCCAGAATGGACGGGGTCTGATGAAAACATAAAGCGGGTGGTGACCTTTCACTTGTGTTCCCAGCTCCGCGATATTGCCAACCAGCCCCAGGATTTATCGGCTTGCCGGGATTTGGATCGACGAATCCTAATGCAATATTCGAAGAATCCAGCTACCAACTTTGCAAGACACGCGAAGCGAGTGAAGCGCGCTGGCGGGCCATTGGCATTTTGGACAACTCTCATTTATCGACGCTATCGGCTCCGTATGTCCTATTACGAGCTTGAAGATCAGTATGGGGTGCCCGCAGAGATTCTGAGGACGCATCTGTGTCGGATCAATCGCAAAGCACGTTTTCTCTTTGCTGAATTCGCACCCAAGCGAAAGCAGGGAACGATAGATGAGCAGCAAGTGATTGGACTTCGCAAACAAGGTTTGTCGCGCCGCGCTATTGGCCGCGAATTGGGTTGGGACAGAGGCGTGATTTTACGAGTCCTCAGGAGGCATCATGTTGATTGAAGGTCTTTTCGCTTATCTCGCGGCTGATGCAGGACTGGCAGAGCAGCTAGGAACCACATCCACTCGCCGCGACCACACGACCGGCATCTTCCCAACAGTTGCGCCGGAATCGGTTCCTGTCCCTTATGTGGTCTGCCAGCAGGTCGCAGGCGAACCGTTGCAAACCAGCTTTCAGGGAACTGGCCGATTGCAAACCGCGCGCTGGCGGTTCAGTGCGTACGGTTCCACCTATCTGCAAGCCAAGAAGGTTGCCGAAGCTTTGCGCCTGGCGCTGTTGGGCATGTACGGGTCACTTGTGGCGGGCGACGTATGCATTCAGGGTGCATGGCTGGAACTTGAAGCGGATGATTCCGAACCCATCCCGCATGGAAACATCTACTCGACCCACCTGGACTTCAGTATCAACTTTGTGGACAACGTTGCCGCATGAGCGAATTCGTCACAGTTGAAGTAAAGGGGCTCAAGGAGCTACAGGACAAGCTTGAGGAGTTGCCCAACAAAATCGCGCGCCGTGGAATCCGCCAAGCCTTGCGCGCCGGGGCTGAAATCATTCGCGGTGAAATGGTTTCAAATGCACCCAAGGATTCCGGGTTCCTTGAGGAGCATATAGACGTGAAAACCCGATTGAAGTCTGATTTGCTTGCAGGCTCCGCTTTCATCGGGCCTAACGGCAAGCAGCTTTATCCGCGCAATCCCAAGTGGCCCGCGCGTACTGCGGCGCTGGTCGCCAAATGGCTGGAATTCGGCACCAGCCGCATGAGCAAGAAGCCATTCATGACCCAAGCCTTTGAAACCCGCAAAGAAGATGCGCTGGAAGCGATCACTCGAAAGCTGCGCGAAGCACTGGAAGATTGATTCTGAGTGTGCCCATTTTTGTGCCTACCGGGAATCCCCATCTGTTGCGATCTATTGCGATTGAATAAGGCGCAAGTGTCTACACCATAGTTGTTTATCGCAATTCTCTAGTAAGTCGTCGTAAATCACGCAAGTGCTTTGTTTTTGGAGCTTGAACGCCTTTTAAGGCATGGGTCGCAGGTTCGAGTCCTGCCGCGCTCACCATTCACGGAGGTCTCCCGACTACGCTCTGTACTTCGGCTCGCGGCTCGGCCGCTGCGAAAACCGGCCTCAAGTTCTGCGCGGAATTTGTTTTCCCGTCCCGGTCCTTTCTCTCCGCCTATGACGGCAGTGCTCGGTTCGCGTTTTGCCGTCTGTGGGCGAATAAAATGCGAATATGTTATGCTTGGAATGTTTTTACGGCGAGGTAGGTGGTGACTTTATGCAGCCCGGCAAGGTTTTGCAGTTTCCCATCCGCAATGCCCGCATGTTCTCTCCCGAGATAAAGAGTGAGATACTCGGCTCGAGCCGCGTTGGCCGAGTGCTTTACGCTGCGATTGAAGCATTGCCTTATGTGGGAGACCCGGCATTGAAGGAAGACCTTAAGCAGGCCTTGTGCGAACTTCTTCTGGGCGAGGACGGGGTCGCATAG